ATGACTAATTTAAGTTCATATAAGAAAGCAATAGATTGGTTTAAAAATAAAAATAACGAAATTTATATAAAATTAATAAGATGAAGCACGAAGAAAGATTAAACGATTTAATAGGTTTTTATGAAACGGGTAGCAATACTTATATCCTTAACCAATTAAAAATTCTAAAGGAAGAAATTCAATACGATCTATTAAAAGAAAAATTAGACCAGACAAATAAAATTAACGAACTTTTAAAAAAATAAAAATGAATAAAGACGATATATACGATGAGGTAGTTTCAAGATTTAATTACCTATATCACACAGACCTAAAGGACGACCAAGTTAATAACACTATTTCAGATATTGTAGATTGCGTTGATAACTTTGTTAATAACCTAATTAGTAAAGAAGATTATTAACTATTACATTTGTTATAATGTATAAAACTAAAACAATGGTAGAACTAAATTTATCAAAACAATCCACAGAACACTTGGTGGATATGTATGAAGCAAGGATCGATGCCTTACAAAACAACATCGAAAAATTAAAATTAATTATTAAAAACCAAAACTAATGGAACGTGAAAAACTAAAAGACTTATACAAGAAGTATGAGTTAACGCCCAATGAGATTTTTAAACACAAAAATTTTGTAATTATCACACGTGCTGGTATTGAAAAGATACAAGCCAAAGAACAAATGCTTATTAAATTTGATGTGGAAAAATGTGAAAGAGATTTTGCAGTTGTAAAAGCAACCGCAGCGTTGAATAAGAAAGACCAAAACATTATACAAACGTATGGTAGTGCTTTAAGGGGTAAAACCTATGGAGAGGGCAACACAATGTCGCATTACGTAATGGAACTTGCAGAAAAACGTGCTTTAAGCCGTGCAGTATTAAAACTAACTGGTTTCTATCAACTCGGAATTTTTGGCGAGGACGAAAGTGATGACTTTAAAAAACCAAGTAAGTAATGGAAACTTGGAAAGAAATACAAGGTTACCCAAATTATTTCGTAAGTGATTTGGGTAATGTTAAAACCATAGATAGAAAAGATACTATTGGCAGATTTGTTAAAGGCAGAGTTTTATCTGCTGGACTATCTAACAGATATTTATATGTTTCATTAAGAAAAAATATGAAATCACGTAGTTTTATGGTACATCAATTAGTTGCACAAGAATTTCTTGGTCACAAAATCAATGGAATGAAAAGCGTGATTGACCATTTGGATAATAACCCACTTAACAACAAAAAAGATAATCTTGAAATAGTTACCCAACGGGAAAACTGTACAAGGTATGTTAAGACTAAAAAATCAACAAGTAAATACGTTGGTGTTCATTGGTGTAATACAACCAACAAATGGGTTTCGCAAATCACAATAAATAATAAAAGAAAAACGTTAGGATATTTCAATAATGAAAAAGAAGCGTTTAATTCTTATTTAAAAGCAAAAGAAAATGTGGAGTAACTGTTGCGGTGCAGAACCGAGTTATATAAACGATAGTATTTGCGGTGCTTGTTTAGAACACGCAGTATTTGACGAGGAGGAATGTTAGAAAACATTAACAAAGAAAGCAGAGGTGTTGCTGCTTATGACAACACCAAAATTTAATTATATTATATTATGAGTTCATTAATTGTAGGAAGTATTAGAGTAGACAAACTTCCAAAAGAGAAATTTATTCAAGGAAAAGATGGTGCGGTTTACGCAAACATCACAATCTCGGTAGGAGATGAAACAAGGTATGGNAACAACGTAAGTATTTACGATAGCCAAACCAAAGAAGAACGTGAGGCAAAGGTGCAACGTAATTATTTAGGAAACGCAAAAGTTGTGTGGACTGATAACAAAATTACACTTGCAGATCGTGAGGACAGAGAAACGAAAACTACTGTGCCAGTTGACGAACAGAGTGGGGATTTGCCATTCTAAATTTATTGGGGTGTTATTATTTTAGCACCCCTTTTTTTATTATCTTACAAAAAAAATAAATATGGAAAAACAACAAGAACTAAAACTAACTGAAAAACAAACTGAAAAATTAATGCTAATGGAATACCTTGAAACAGAGTGTTCCGTTGATATTGAAAAAGAAGTTAAATATCCACCCGTAACATTATCGTTTGGAGAGAAACTAATAAAAGCAGAGGAGGGAGATAATTTAGTTCCAATAGCATTAGGAACTTATGGTAATCTATCGGTAATTACTGCACCACCTAAAACAATGAAAACTTTTTTTGTATCACTATTAGCATCGGTTTACTTATCAGACCAAAATATATATGGTGGCAAATTAAAAGGACATAGAGGAGATGGGCATTTATTACATATAGATACTGAACAAGGAACTTGGCATTGTTCTAAAGTGTTTAAAAGACCTTTACAGATGGATAGTAGTATTCCAAAGGATAACTACCACCACTACGCTTTTAGACCGTTAGATCATCAGACAAGGATTGATATGATAGAACATTTACTTGAAACAAAGATTGACAAACCAAGTTTGATTATTATTGACGGTATTGCCGATTTATGTGCCGATGCAAATTCTATTATAGAAACAAATAAATTGGTACAAAAGTTGATGCTTTGGAGTGCGAAGTATAAAGTACATATTATAAATGTTATACACCAGAATTTTGGTAGCACTAAATACGGAACTGGTCACTTGGGTAGTTTCCTTGAGAAAAAAGCAGAAACAGTTATAGCATTAGAAGCAAACACAGTAAACAAAGAGTGGGTAACCGTAAAATGTGGTAGAAGTAGAGGTTATTCATTTGATACATTTTCATTTAAAGTAAACGATGTAGGATTACCTACAATAGTAGAAGCAATTTATGACCCGTTAATATGATTAATAAACAAATGACATTGTTGGCACAAAAACAAGAGGATTGGATTAGAATAGTTAAATCCTTTGGTTGTCAGCAAGTAGTAGCCGAAGATTTAGTTCAAGAAATGTATTTGAAGATACATCAAAGACTAAACAAAGATTTAAACATAATGTTCAATGAAGAAGAAATCAACTATTACTATGTTTATAGAACGCTACACACTTTGTTTTTAGATTTAAAACGCAAGGAACAACGGGTTAAAAAGGTTTATATTGAAGATGTGGATATTGACCAACCAATTGAAGATATTGATTATGTTGGTGCTTATGAAAAGATTGAGGAAGAACTGAACAAAGCCTACTGGTATAACCGTAAGGTATTTGAAATAATAAACGGTGGGGAGAGTGTTGCAGACTTATCACGCAATAGCGGAATAAACTATTACTCGCTTTACAATACATACAGAAAAATGAAAGAACAATTAAAAAAACTATTATGATTAAATTTAATCCTACATTTAAAATACTCGCTAAAGAATTAGCGTTAGGTAGACAAGCAGTAAATGAGAAACTAACAAAATCAAATCCAGCAATGGACGCTGGTGCTAAAAAAAACCTTGAAATGGATATCAAGGGTAATTTAGGGGAAATAATTGCTATTGATCATCTAAACAAAAAAGGTAAATCATTTGAAATTGCACAGATGCTTGCAACACACCCAGAGAAAAGTTGGGATATAAAATGTGGCAATAAAAAGATTGATGTTAAAACTTTGTATTCAGACAAGAAGTATTCTAAAAACAGATTAATGATAAACAAAGACGCACATCACAAAGGCAAAGGCGTTATTGATTTGTATTGGTTCGTTATAGTTGAAAACAATACTGCTTCATTTAAGTACATCGAATATAAAGAGGTTGAAGATTGGAGTTTAGCAAAAAACAACAAAAGAGATAACGGGGCAATAAGCCAATACTATTATATAGACATTAGTAAATGACGTTATGAAAAATTTTTTTTATACAATACTTGCTACTCTACTAATGATTTTGAGTTGTGACGCAACAAAGTTTATAATTAAACTAACTATAATAACAGTAACCGCACTAATAATAAGCAAATACATATGAGATTAGGAGATTTAATATTTTACATCACAAAGTACACCGGCATAAAATACCTTGTTGATACTTGGCACGAAATCAGAGGAACTAAATGTGAATGTGAAAACAGAAGAAAAAAGTTAAACGAAATAAAAATTGACAGATGGACATAAAATTTAACAAACTTGATTATGGAAAATGGACAGAGTTTAGAATGGCAACAAGCAAACACTTATCAACTGACGAGTTTCGATTGGTATGCGAATTACACGCTACCTATTACAAGCACAGATTTTATAAACCTTGTACTTGTTCCCCGAAAAAAATAAAAAAATGGATTAATGATTTAAACGCAATTTGGAATAATGGAAATTAAAGACATACACAAATTAGAAGAAGCAATGATTTTACTACTCAACTTTGAGGGTTGGGATCTAAAACATAGTGGTAAAGGTAAACTACCTTACGATGCTATTGGTAAAACACAAAAGGGATTTCCTTGCGTTATAGAGATGAAATTCAGAAAGAAGCACTACGATACCAAAATGCTGGAAAAAGCCAAATACGATACGCTAATGGCTATGGACGATAAGTTAGTTAAGATATATTTGGTTAACGATGAGAAAGGAAACTTTATGTATTACCTCAACGAATTAGATATGCCACCATTAGAGAAGAAGCGTTGTCCAAGAAATACTGTTTGGAAAGGTGGCAAGGAACAAAAAGAAGTTTATATGCTAAAGGAGAACGATGCTATAAGGATTAATATCAATAAGCCATTACGACCTTATGAGAAGTAAATGTTAAAGTTTTGTTAA